TCAAGTCCATAACAAATTATAGTTTTTTAAAAATAAATAATAATTAATGTCCTTCAATTTGTTCTTCATATTGTTCTATACTACTAAAATCGAATGTATCTTTTTTTAATTGTTTTTTTATTTCTATTTCTTTTAAAATATACTCTTTATATTCATTTGAATTATTAATTAGAAAATAATATATTTGATATTTTGGTAAAAACTGAAATGTTTTATTGTAATCACATGTGAAAATACCAACACATTTATAAATATCCTCTAATTCAATAAAAACAAAAAATTTGTAGCTAGAACCAGAACCGCCTCCTCCAAATAATAACTGGCGAAAATAAAACATATCATAAGTTTTATTATTATGTTTAAATTCTGGCCAGTTTTCATTTTGCCGTAGTGGTATATTTTTTAAATATACTTTTTTAAATGATGGTAATGCTTTTTTAATATCAAAGTTAGTTAATAAATATAAATCCATCTCATACTTATTTATATTTTTAATTAGATTATAATCACTATTTTTAAGTAGATTATAATCAAATTTTTGTTTTTTATCACAAACTTTTTGAAATTTAATAATTTGTTTTATTTTTTCTAAATAATGTTCAATAAAAGAAACTTTTTGAAATTTTGTAATCAAATTATCAAATTCTAAATCGAATATTTTACTATTCATTTTTAAAATAATTGTTAAAAAGTTTAAATTATAAAGTAATTATAAATCAATTTTATTTTTTTTTAATTTAAGTCCATAACAAATCATAATTTTTAAAATAAAATTGATATTAATATTTAATTAAATACAAAATGTTCTTAGAAATTAAGAAAACATTTATGAGAAATATTTTAAATAGTCTATCACAAATGCTTACAAAAATTGCAGAAAAACATAATCTTGATTATGAAGAACTTGAAGAATTTTACCTTACTGATATTAAAAACTTTCTTGATAATTAAAATAATGAATTATATTTTATAAATCATTATTTAATAAGTGTTTCAACTACCTTATTTGCCTTAATAAATAAATTCTTTTTTTCATTTTCATAATCACGGAAATGTTCTAGACATTCTTCTTTTGTAAACCATTCTAGTGCATCAATTTCATGCCTTTGATGTTTATTTCTATTTTGTTTAACAAATTCAGTTACATTATTTTTATTATATTTTGCAATGTAAAAGACTGTTCTATATTTAACTCCATTTGACCCAATATGAATTTCTTCAATTGGTTTAATATCTTCATAAATTGAGATATTTTCTGATAGAATATTTGATTCTTCTTCAAATTCACGAATAGCACTTTCAATATTTGTCTCATTTGGATTTTGTCTTCCTTTTGGGAAAAACCATTCTGGATATTTATAATTTTGATTACAATTTTCTATAAATAAACTTAATTTATAAAATTTTCCATCTAAATCAGAAATAAATCCATTTTGTAAAATATTAAATTTAATAACACCTTTATAAAAATCTCCTTTCAAATTTGGATTATTTATCTTTGTATTTTTTTTAATACACCATAACTTATTCCATAAATAATTAAATTTATTATTTGATACAAGTTCTCTTTCAAAAACAGTCATATGATTAAACATTCTTTGAATATAAACTGGGTCTAATAAGTCATATTTTGCTCTTAAAAATTCAATATATGCAAAAGTATGTCTTCTTTTAATCATTAAATATTTAATTTTATTAGATGTATTATTTTTATGAAAACATAAAATTCCATAACTTGTAATTGGCAAATTACAATTTTTAAAAATATGACCTTGTTCTCCACAATTTCTACAACAAATATTATTCATTAAATTTATAATCTATTACAACTATATTAGTAATAAATTTTAATTTTAAAAATAATTATGATTTAAATGAATTATATAATTTAATTTATAAAACTATATATAAATTATTTTAAAAAATAATTCTAAATATACTATATATGATTATATTATGGATAAACAAAATATTCAAAACCTTATATCTAAAATCAGAAATGATAAATTATCATATGATGATTTAGTTGAATTATCAAAAAAATATAAAATCAAAGTTAAAAGTAAAAATGAAAGATTATTAGATGCACTCAAATATAAAATTACTGAGTTTATTCCATATCCAACAAAAGATGACCCAGATTTTTTTAGAAAATTATATTTCAAAAAAGAGTTTCAAGAGAATAAATATAAATTAGATATTGATTTAAGTAAAGACCCACAAAAACAATTATGTCCATCAGAAGATAAAAAATTCCAATTATTAACACACCAAATCTTAATGAGAAATTATATTAATGTAAATACTCCATATAATGGTGTTCTATTATTCCACGGTTTAGGTAGTGGTAAAACTTGTTCATCTATCACAATTGCAGAATCATATAAAAAATCATTAGAAGATATTTCTTCAAATCGAATTTTAGTATTAGTATCAGGTGATACAATTGAAGAAAATTTTAGAAAACAAGTTCATAATATCGAGAAAGGTTATAATCAATGTACTTTTTCAGATTATATTAATTATAATCCATATGATAGTAAAGAAGTTAAACAACAAAAATCAGATACATTAATTGATAAAAATTATGAATTTGAACATTATCAAAGATTATCAAACCGAATTGATACAATGAAGAAATCATTAAAACTTGATGAATTTAAAAAATCAATTGAACAAACATATTCAAATCGTGTATTTATCATTGACGAAGTTCATAATTTAAAACTTAAAGAATTAAAAGAAGATGGGAAAACAACAATTAAAAGATATGAAGCAGTAAAAACAATTCTTCAATATGCAAATAATATTAAACTTATTTTATTATCAGGAACACCAATGTCCCACGATGTAAGAGAAATCATTGATATTCTCAATTTATTATTAATTAATGATAAACTAGAACCATTATCACCTAAAAAAATCTTTGATGCATATAGTAATTTAACAGCAGAAGGAGAATTATTATTAAAGAAATATTCAAAAGGATATATTTCATATATAACAAGTGAAAACCCTTATACTTTCCCTGCTAAAAAATATCCTAAAAATGCAATTAGTTCATCTGTATTTATTGAAGATAAATTTAATAAGAAATTATTTATAAATATTAATGTTGATAAAGAATTAAAAATCATTCCTTGTAAAATGATTGGAGACCAAAGAAAAATGTATTTAAAATATGTAAATGAACCAACAAGTAAAATTGGTATTCAAGAATTAGTTCAATTACAATTAATCTCATATGATTATACAAAGAGTGATAAAAAATCAGCAGTTTATGATATTCCATTTGATAATTTTAAAGAAAGTAATATTCAAAATATATCAACAAAATATTATGAATTATTACAAAATGTAAGAAAATCACCTGGTCCAATTTTTATTTATACTAACTATAATGATAAAGGTATTTATATGATTGCAAGTATGTTTTTACAAAATGGTATTGATTTATTTAAATCAAGAGATGATGATAAATCAGTTCCATTTTTATCTTCATCATTTCGAAGTAAAAGAGTAAGACCAGGTGCAAATAATCAAATATGTGCATTTTGTGCCAAAAAGAGAAATCAAGAACATGTTGGTCATATATTTAAACCGATGTTATTTGATTTTATAATTGGAAAAACAAGAGATGAAGTTCAAAAGAAAATTATTTCAACTTTTAATCAAGGAGATAATGTAAATGGAGAAAGATTAAAAATTATTATCGGTTCTTCTGTATTAAAAGAGGGAGTTTCTTTCTTTAAAGTAAGACAACTTCATATTATGGAACCATGGCACAATAAATCTCGTATGGACCAAATTATTGGTAGAGGTCTTCGTTTTTGTTCTCATAAAGATTTACCAGAAGACCAAAGAAATATTGAGTTATATTTATATTGTTCAGTTGTTGATAATAAATATGAATATAATGAAGTAATTAAACAAAAAGATGTCGAAGAAAAAATCACCGATTTTTTTACAAGCACAGAACAAACAAAAATACCAATTGAATATGCAAAACCAATTATTAAAAAACAACTTCCATTATTATCATATGATTTAATTATGTATAAACGTTTAGAAGTTGTAGATTATTATATTAAAAAAGTTGAATTATTATTAAAAAAGAATGCGATTGATTGTGCATTAAATAAAAGAATTAATATTGATACATTACCAGACGGAGAACAATATTTATGTGAAAGTTTCCCAACAGAAAAAGATTATAAAATTCAAGAAGAAGAAATTGATATGTCAACATATAATAATTTATTTTTAACACCATATATTAAATATACAATTTCAATTATTAAACAATTATTTGAATCATCAATCATTATTTATGAGAATGAGTTAAAAACAAATCCAAAATTATCAGATATGATATATCAAAAGAATAATCATTATGTTATTCGAAAAGCATTACAAACAATTGTTCCAGTAGAGAATAATATTAAAGATTTTAAATATATATTAACTCACAAAAATAGATATGGATATTTATTATTAAGAAAAATTGGAAATGACAATGTTTATATATTTAAAGAGTTTGATAATCAAGAAAAAATTTCTAGGTCTATCTTCGAAGTATCTCCTTTATATGATAGAATATATCAATCAGAAGAAAAAATAAAACCAACATTAAAATCATTTCTTGGATTATTAGAAAGAAGAGAGATGCGTAAGAAAGGACAACAATTATATTATAAAGTAATTACAACAACACAAGAGATAGATAAAACAGTTGGAACTAGTAATATTGATAAAATGGGAATGATTCCACTTGAATTAATTAAAGTTCTTGACCCATATACAGAACATAAAAATGATGGCGAATATGTTATGATTGTAATTGATAGACCAGAGTTTGAAGGAAAAATGTGGGTAAGAAAAACAAGTGCAAATGCAATGAAAAAGGGAAGTAATATTAAACAATATAGTTATGGTCGTGTTTGTGATAATTATGATAAAAAAGAAATTAATAATATGATTATTCAATTATGGAAAAAGATTCAACCAGAATCTAATTTTTATAAACAATATTTAAATGAATATAATAAATATTCAAGAAAAGGTAAAAAGGGATTATTATGTAATTTCTTATCATTGATTCTTAAAGAATTAGAAAGAAATAAAGTTGATAATAAAAGATGGTTTAAAAAATTAAAATAAATTATAAATGATTATATTAATCAATTTATAATTAATTTAGTTTAAATTTGGAATAAAATCAATATTTTGACGACACAATGGACAATCTAAATGATGTGATAGATTAATACTATTCATATGTTTATCAATACAATCAAAACAAAAAACATGATTGCATACTAACTCATATAATATAGCATCTTCTTCTAAATGTTCTCTATAACAAATAGAACAAGATACATCTTTTTTATTACTAATTTTAAATCCACCAAGAATATTTTTTCCGTCTTTAATTTTTTCAGATTGTTTATTTAAGATACTTAATGTTTCTATATGATTAGTATAATTTAATTCAGATACATGAATTGATAATTCTGCTTGATTTCTTCCAAAATTATCAATTATTTTTAATAAAGATAAAGATGGATATTTAAAATTACTATTATAATTATCTTTTGAAGTTATTTTTTTAGTATGAATACCATATTTATCCATAACTAAATTATCACAATCAAAAAGAACATCCTCTAAATAAGTTCCATCGTGAATAATTACATTAAATGATAATTTTGATGATAACATAAGATTAAATTCATAATAATTAATTACAGAAATATCATCATCATTATGATTAAAAGAAGGTGTTTTATAATATATTTGTTGTTTTACTTCATTACTTGAACCAGTTCTATTGTATGATAGATAAATACAATTTATTAACTGTCTCATTATTTTTTGTTGAATATATGGTAATAAAAAATATACTTTCTCTTTGCCAATTGGTTTTAATGTTATAATATTTTCTAAAAATTTACCATATACATATGTATTGATTTCTGGGCATAAAATATCAACATATTCAAATACTTTTCGAATAAAGGAAATAAATAAATTAATTTCATATTCATTTGATTCAACTTTTTTTGAAAGAAGATTAACTAATAATTCTTTTTCTATTCTAAGTTTTTTATTTTCTAGATTGATTTTATTAATTGTATTTTGTAATTCTGAAATATTTTCATTATTTTCTTTAATTTCCTCTATATCATTTCTTTTTTTATCAGATATATTATTTGAATTACCTTGAATAATTTCTATTTTTTCCATAGTTTTTGAAATAATACTCATAAATACTTTATCTATAATAATATATTTCAATTTTATTTTTTAATATTTTTATTATTTTTAGTAAAAATAATAAAATATATATCAAATATATATTATGAATAAATTACAACCATATTCAAAATACATTATGATATTAATGTTTTTAATATTAATACTTTTATTTGTATATACTTTAAATACAAACACAAAAGAAACATTCACTTATAATAAAGAATATATGATGAGAAAAAAATTAAGAGAAGATTATGATAATTTCGATATTAAAAAATATGAAAATCATTTAGGTTTATTTATGCCATCAGAATCTCCAAATGAAGTTCCATCAAAAGCAGGATTAGATACATTTAAACCATCAAAAACAAGTGAGTTAGTTGCTTATTGTGATGAAACATTTAAAGATGCATGTATTACATATTAATATATTCTAAATTATTAAAATATATTAGTCAATTTACTTATTTTGTTTATTTACTTTTCTTCGGTTTGCTGCGGTTTTCTTTGGTCTTCCGCGTTTTTTCTTTGGTGGTTCTGGAACAGGAACATCATCTTCCTCAAGAATTTCTAATAAATCCATATCATTAATTTCTTCAACCTCTGCTGATTGTTTTTTTAACTCTTGTTCTTCTTTATATTGTGTTCGTTTTTCCTCTTCCTCCATCTTTAATTTCATTTGTTGGTGTTCAAATTCTAATTGTTTCTTTGTCATTTCATCAGTTTTGGTTTGCATTAATTTTGTTAGTTTTTCTTGTGCATATTCAGTTGTGATTTGTACATCACTCATTGGACAATATGGAACCCATGCACCAACTGGTGTAGTATAAATATTTACTGCTGGTTCATATGCATGAAATTGTTTTGCATATTCTTGTGCAACTTCAGCTGAAGGATATGTTCCTCGAACTTTGAAACCAGTTACTGTTGGTTCTGCTTTTTCATTATATTTTTGTTCAAACTCAGTATCTAATTCAGTCATCATTACTTCTTGAAATGAGTAGTATTGGTTTTTAATACTTTCATAAGATAAGTCTAATCGTTCTTTCATTAAGTCGGTTAATTTTTCTTCACCATTTTCCATTTTAAACATTAAAGTTTTTGTGTATTCTTCTAAAAATCCTTTTAAGAATCTTGTGCAGAAGAATGATTCTCTGTTTTTAAGTAATCGTGAGTTTTTTGGTTCTACCATTGAAATTAATGCATATTTTTGTCCAGGAACTGGTAAATCTTGTTTTAAATAATCAATCTTTGGTGAAGAAGTAGTCATTTTATTTATTTGATGATTTATTATATTTTAAATTCTTTAAATCAATTTTAAAATTTTTTTTAAAATTTTTTAATAAATTTTAAATCAAGTCCATTACAATATTGTATTTTTTAAAAATATAATTAAAGATTTGGGAATGAATCATATCGTTGTCTAATAACAACAGTCTTTTCCTTTAGAAATGGTTTATGTTCAATTAAACTCCGCAGAAGCGTATAATTTTTATATTCACGATATACCGTTAATGCTTTTCCTGTTGGATATCTATTGTATAATTTTTCTCTTGCTTTATCTAATTCTTCTCTTCTTCTTTTTCTTTCTTCTCTTCTTTTAAGAGTTTTCTTTCTAAGTTCTAATTTTCTCTCATCTGTTAATTTTTTAGTTTCTTCATCTTTAGTTTCTTCATCTTCAGATATTATATCTTCAGCTTCAGTTGCTGTATCTGGAGATACAGAGTCATAAACTTCATAAAATTCATCTGACCAAAAATCAGAATCGTGTTCATACTTATCTAAACTAAAATATTCATTAATATAATCTACTGTATATTTTTTTTCAGTCATCCATTTTTTATCAGAAATTAAATCAAGTGATTTTTGAAATTTTTTTTTGTGCTCAGAAAATTCGATATCTTTTTTATTATCTAAAATGATATTCTCAAGTTCTACTGGTAAAAAATCCATTCTTAATTTAATTTTGTTAATATTTTTAAAAGTTCAAGTTATAACTTATTTAATAATCAATTTTATTTTTTTTTTAACCAAAATATACAATAAAATAATATCGAACATCATTAAATTCTTCTCTATAAAATGGAGAATTATATATATCATCAAACTCATAATCTTTTACCATTAATATTACAGATGATAATGCAATAGCGATTTCGGGATTCTTCTTATATATTCTACTAGCAGCTTTTATTCTTTCATCTATACTTCGTAACCAAACATCATCAAAGAAATTATAAATTGCGACATTGATTTTTGGCATATCTTTAAATTTCATGTCTTTCGGGTTATAAATAATTTCTCCTTTTGGAAAAGTTTTATTTCTTACATATTTTAATATTAATAATTTAACATAATTATATTTTAAATATGGTTTTAATTTTTTGAAAGTAATTTCTGGTTTATCTCCACCCCGACGAAATTTTTCTAACATAATTTTTTTAATTTCTCGAGCATCATCCGCTGGTATTTCCATTGCTAATTCAAGAGAAGTTTTTTTTGTTTCTATTTTTTTTGATTTTTGTTTCTTTATTTTATCTTGTTTTTTAGATGATACTGATTTTAAACAAACTTTCTCTAATTCTGCTTTTTTCATTTTACTATAACCTTTTATACCATTCTTCTTACAAATTTTTTTTAATTCAACGATAGATATTTTTTTTAACATAATATAATATATATAATTTTTTATATTTTTTATATTTTTTATATTTTTT